GCCCGCGCCCCAAGAAGAACCCGATGTACTGAGGTAGCTCCGCACCATGGCAGGTCTGACAATTCTCCGCGTCGTTGGTAACGATGAGCTTGTGCGCCAAGAGCGCGAACAGGCAGAGCGTGAACTCGCAGCGCGGCAGAGCAGCCCCGTCATGGTGGGTCTGACAGCGCACCTCAAGGAGTGCTGGGACGCAGCGCGCATCTCGCGTGACCCCATCACCGACATCATGCTCAAGGCCATGCGCCAGCGCAACGGTGAGTACGAGGCCGACAAGCTCCAGCGCATCCAAGAGCAGGGTGGCTCGGAAGTCTTCATGATGATTACCGAGGTCAAGTGCCGCGCTGCGGAGAGCTGGCTGCGGGACATCCTGCTCGACAACGGCACGCCACCGTGGGACATCGTGCCCACACCCATCCCAGACCTGTCGCCCAAAGAGGCGGAGGAGCTGCAGATGGCCTTCGCCGAGCGCGTGATGGAGATCGTCCAGTCGTCAGGGCAGGCTCCGAGCAAGAGCCAGATCGGCGAGCTTAAGGAGATGGTCGGGCAGGAGTTCCGGTTCAAAATCCTGCAGGCGGCGCAGAACCGCGTCGACAAGATGCGGATCAAGATCGAGGACCAGTTCGCTCAGGGCGGTTGGTCGGACTCGTTTAACGAGTTCATTACCGACCTCGTGACTTTCCCGGCAGCCTTCATCAAGGGGCCGATCGTTCGGCGCCAGCGGTACCTCAAGTGGGAGGGCAGCAAGCTCGTCCCCGGTGAGCGCATTGCGCCTGAGTATGAGCGGGTCAGCCCGTTCAACATCTACCCCGAGCCGGGCATCACCCGGATCAACGATGGCTACATCTTCGAGTACCACGAACTGACCCGCACCCAGCTGGCCGATCTCATCGGTGTGCCGGGCTACGACGACGCTGCCATCCGCAAGGTGCTCGAAGTGGGCAACACCCAGTCATGGGTGCAGGAGTGGCAGAAGGACTCACGCGAGGAGGAGGAGCGCAAGTTCCACACCGAGCTGCGCCCGACCGAGGTCTACGACGCGTTGGAGTTCTGGGGCAAGATCAGCGGCCGGATGCTGCGCGAGTGGGGCATGACCGAGGAGGAAGTGCCTGACGTCGACCGCGAGTACGACGCCAACGTCTGGACCGTGGGGAACTACATCATCAAGGCGGTGCTCAACTACGACCCGCTCGGCGAGAAGCCCTACGCCAAGACCAGCTTCATCAAGCAGCCCGGCGCCTTCTGGGGCAAGGCCATCCCCGAGATCATCGAGGACATTCAGAACGTCTGCAACGCAGCAGCCCGGGCTCTGGTCAACAACATGGCGATCGCCTCCGGGCCGCAGGTCGAGGTTAACCTCGAACGTCTGCCGCCCAACGAGGACATCACCCAGCTGCAGCCGTGGAAAATCTGGCAGGTGATGAACGACCCGCTGGGTTCGTCGGCTCCGGCAGTGCGGTTCAACCAGCCCAACGACAACGCCAACACGCTGGTGGGGGTCTACGACCGCTTCTCACGCATGGCGGACGACCACAGCGGCATCCCGGCCTACATCTACGGCGACACCAACGTGCAGGGGGCAGGGCGCACCGCGTCGGGCCTCTCCATGCTGATGGGCTCCGCGGGCAAGGGCATCCGGCAGGTGGTGATGCACATCGACAGCGACGTGCTCAAGACCATCGTGCAGCGCCAGTTCGTCTACAACATGCGCTACGATCCGGACGAGTCGATCAAGGGTGATGCACAGGTCGTTGCCAAGGGCGCGGTTAACCTCGCTGTCAAGGAGACGGTCAACGTCCGCCGCGTGGAGTTCCTCAACGCCACGGCCAACGAGTTCGACATCAACATCATCGGGCCGCAGGGTCGCGCCGCGCTGCTGCGTGAAGTTGCTAAGGGGCTGCAGATGTCGGTTGACGACATCGTCCCGTCGCGCGAGAAGCTGGCGATGAACGAGCGGCTCGCTGCTGCAGCGCAGCAGATGCCGGCACCCGGGGGCGGGCAGCCCGCGGCACAGAACATGGACCTCGCCGGTGCGCCGGCCGGTGGTACCAACCTCATAAACGGGGGGCCGCAGTGAAGCAGGCCACCCCCGAAGTAATCCTCGCGCTGGCCAACAGCGTCCGTCAATACCCAGTCATCCAAGAGTGGCTGGGAGAGTGGCGGATGTCTGAGCTTGAACGGCTACCCAGCGTAGGACAGAGCGTGACACTTGCACAGGGGCGGTGTCAGGTCTTAGGCGAGCTTTACAAGCTCGTCAGTGAGTCCCCTGACTTAGCAGCAAAGTCCCGTAGGGGCAGCTGATCCAACCACGCACACCCGAGAGGAGCGTCCAAATGGCTATTCCCGCGCAAATCCGCAAACAGTCCGAGGCTATCTCGAAGCTGTACGAAGACTTGAACCCGACCGAAGGAGAACAATCTCCGGCGGAGGGTGAGGTCCAGCAGCCGACAGAAGCCAACGGTGAGGGCGGTTCTGCCGCTGAACCGGCGCCTGCAGAGCAAGGGCGAACCGGAACCACGAACGAAGACACCACCGCTGAGCAGCGTTACCGCACCCTCCAAGGGATGTACAACGCTGATACGGCCCGCCTCCGGGCGGAGAACAATCAGATGGGCCAACGCGTCACTCAGCTCGAACAGCTGATCGCGTCGCTTTCCGCGCCCCAGCAGGCACAACAACCTGCACAGGCAGCCGCGGCGAAGCTCATCACCGACAAGGACGTTGAGGATTACGGCGACTCGATCGAGGTCATGCGCCGTGCCGCCCGCGAAGAAGTTGCTGCAGCGCAGCAGGAAGTCGCGGAACTCAAGCGTTTGTTCATGCAGATGCAGACAAACGTAGTCCCCAAGGTGGAGAGCGTCGTACAGCGACAGGCCCTTAACTCTGAGCAAATGTTCTGGTCAGAACTGTCGGCGGAAGTCCCAGACTGGCGTGAAATCAACGCCGAGCAAGGCTTCCATAGCTGGCTGCTTGAGATCGACCCGCTGTCCGGCGTATCCCGGCAGTCGTACCTCGATAACGCGCAGAATCAGCTGGATGCACGGCGGGTCGCAGGGTTCTTCAAGACGTGGCAGTCAATGAATGGCGGTTCTGTTGCTCAATCACCTCGGAACGTTGCCAGTTCCCAACTCGAAAAACAGATCGCACCGGGTCGCGGTCGTACAGCGGCGAGCACTCCTGCCGCCAATGACGGCAAGACCTACGCCCGGGCGGACGTCGCCAAGTTCTTTGACGACGTGCGCAAAGGTCTGTATAAGGGTCGTGAGCAGGAGCGTGACCGGATCGAACGCGACATCTTCGCTGCACAGCGAGATGGCCGCATTACATAAACTGGCTAAGTGAAAGGACACCACATGGCCTATCCCGTTGCTCCCGGCCGCCCCAACTACTCGGGTAACTTCATCCCCGAGATTTGGTCCGGCAAACTGATCGAGAACTTCTACGACGCCACCGTGCTGTCGGCGATCTCGAACACCGACTACGAAGGCGAAATCCGCCGCATGGGCGATACGGTTAACATCCGTACCCAGCCCAACATCACCATCCGCGAGTACGTCAAGGGTCAAAACCTCGTCGTCGAAAACCCGGACTCGCCCAAGCTGCAGCTCCTGATCGACAAAGGCGAGTACTTCTCCTGCGTCGAAGACGACATCGACCGCGTCCAGTCGGACATCAAGTTGATGGACATGTGGTCCAAGGACGCTTCGGAGCAGATGAAGGTGAAGATCGACCAGCGCGTGCTGACCGATATGCTCCCCGACATCGACGCTGCGAACAAGGGCGGCACCGCTGGTGCTCAGTCGGCCTCGTTCAACCTCGGCACCAGCGGCTCGCCGCTGACCGTGACCAAGGACGGCGCCAGCACGACCACTGCTGTTATCGACCTGATCGTCGATATGGGCACCGTGCTGGACGAAGCCAACGTTCCGGAGTCGGATCGCTTCCTCATCATCCCGGCCAAGATGGCTGGCCTGATTAAGAAGTCCGAACTCAAGGACGCTTCGCTGACTGGTGACAGCGCTTCGCCGCTGCGCAACGGCCGTCTGGGCATGATTGACCGCTTCACGCTCTACGTGTCGCACAATCTGAATGTGTCGTCCGGCAAGACCTCGCTCGTCGCAGGTCACAAGATGGGCTTCACTTTCGCGTCGCAGATGACCGAGATGGAAACCATCCGTGCGCAGTCCACCTTCGGTAACATCATCCGCGGTCTGCAGGTCTATGGCTACAAGGTTACCAAACCGGAAGCCTTGGCCCAAGCCGTCGTCACGTTCGCATAAGGAGGACTAGACATGGTTGCCTACACTGACTCCCTCGGGTTCTACAAGAACTCGGCTGGCTTCTCGGCCAACTACACCGACCGCGTCAGCGTGATCGAGATTGATCTCGACTTCGCCAAGATCGCGGCCGCTCGTACCGCTGCCAGCGCTGCCGCGCTGGGATCGGCTGACACGCTGGTCATCGCTACTCTGCCGAAGGGCTCGTTTGTCCTGTCCGGCGTTGGTACGGTTGTTCGCGCCGAAGGCGCTGCAGCCAACATCGACGTTGGTATCGGCGGCGGCACCGTTGACTTCTGGCTGGATGGTTTCGACCTGAACGCCGCTGTCGGTACCACCGGTGGTTACGCGGATGCTGCAGCTTACTACTGCGCAGTCGACACCAACGTGCTGATGACCCTGAACTCGGCCAGCATCGACGCTGCCCGCGTGAAGGTTTCGTTGGCTGTGGTAAACATGGGCGCCGAACTCGGCGTCATCCCGTCGGCCTAACGGTAGGGGCTTCGGCCCCTACCTCCAACTCAGGAGGATAAGATGGGTGTTTACAGAGGCGTTGCTCAGGACAACGTCACGATCAACAGCGGTCAGGCTACGCTGCAGTCTCTGACTGTTACGGGCTCGGTGGTTGCCACCGGTGTGGTCATGAACGTGCGTCAGCGGTTCACGATCGCGCAGGTTAACGCAGGCGCCACGCTCGTGCCGGCCGTTGCCGGCAAGGCCATCCGCATGGTCACCTGCAAGGCTATCGCCGTTGGCGGTGCTGCCGGTGCAGTCACGACCGTGGATGTGCTGGGTACCTCGACCACCGCGCGCAAGCTCGTTGCTTTCGCGCAGGCTAACCTGACGCAGAGCGCGGTGCTGACCGATGGTGGCACGGGCGCGGCTGTTCTTGCAGATGGTGCGTCTTACACCGCGAATGACGCGGGTACGGCTGTCACTGTCGGTAAGACCGGTAGCAACGTCACGACCGCAACGCACATCGACGTGATCTTCGATTACGTCCTTGTCTAAAATCTGCGAGGCCCTTCGGGGCCTCGCTTCTTCAAGGAGCGCACCATGGCCACCAACCTGACAGCAGAAAAAGTCAAAGACAGTTTTTCCCAACTGCTGCACATCGACGGCGGTCCTGAGGCTACGCCCAAGACGGTGTATAGCGGCACGGGCACGGCGACTGCGCTCAAAGTTGGCACGACCAACATCGAAGTGGACAACATCCGCATCGACGGGAACACCATCTCCACGAGGGATACGAACGGAGACCTTGTGCTCAGCCCTAATGGGACTGGCTCCGTTGTCATTAGCAATGTCGAGATCACTGGCGGCACGATCACGGGGGCATCGTTCCCCGGCAGCTTCACTGGCATTACCCTCATCGAGTCCACTACACTGGCCACCAGTGCAGCAGCAGCCGGGGTTAATCTGAACGGCAACACGCTGGGTGCCGACGGCACCGATACCAACATCGACGTCAACATCACGCCCAAGGGTACGGGTGAGGTGAACGTCACCAACATCGACGTGCTCAGCGGTAAGGTGCCTTTCACCACGATCACTGGCCGGGCCTTTGCCTGCTTCTCGGACGTGACAGACCAGACCGGCAGTGTGTCTGCTGCCACAGCAGTCAAGTTCGGTACAACCGAGGTTGTGGGCGCCGGCATCACCATGGTCACCGATGGTACCAACTTGACTCGCCTGACCTTTGCCGCGGCCGGAACCTACATGGTTGCGCCCAGTCTGCAGCTGGCGAACTCCGACGGCAACGATCACGACGCCACGATCTGGTTCGCGCTGGACGGCACGAACATCGCACGATCTGCCACCCGGATCACTGTACCGAAGGCGTCAGACGGCGGCGCGGCTTATTTCCAGATCGTTTTCTATGTGACGGTCACCGCCGGGCAGTACGTGCAGGTGTTGTGGCTGCCAGAAAACGCAGCTATAACGCTCGACCACACTGCGGCCGGCGCTATTGCTCCGGTAACTCCTTCGGCAATCATCGTGTCTGAGAGGATCGCATAATGGCCAAGACTCCGGCATGGCAGCGCAAAGAGGGTAAGTCCGAAAGCGGCGGACTCAACGCCAAGGGTCGGGCCAGCTACAACAAGGCCAACCCCGGCAAGCCGGGGCTCAAGGCCCCGCAGCCTGAGGGCGGTCCCCGTCGGGACAGCTTCTGCGCCCGTATGGAGGGCATGAAGAAGAAGTTGACGTCGAAGAAGACGGCCAACGATCCGAACAGTCGGATCAACAAGTCACTGCGCGCGTGGAACTGCTGACATGGCGAGCCCCAAACCAACCAACCCCGCACTCTGGTCCAAGGTCAAAGCCGCGGCTAAGGCCAAGTTCGATGTGTACCCCTCTGCCTACGCCAACGCGTGGGCTGCCAAGGAGTACAAGAAGCGCGGCGGTGGGTGGAGCGGCCCGGACAATCGGGTGAAGAAATGAGCAAGGGCGGGCTCGGTAAGTGGTTTGGTGAGAAGTGGGTTGACGTCAAGACCGGCAAGGAGTGCGGTCGCTCCGGGTCTGAGAAGT